AAAAGCCTAGTACTCACATGGTCTGTCGACTATGTCAAAAGAGGTTCGATCAAGTAAAACGCCTGCGTTTTGGTCGATTGGTTGTAGTCATCGGAGGCGTTTCAGGGTGTTAGTTAGAGCATTGGAGAAGCTTTTCGGAGTTTCTCTGCCGTTTCCTACTTTCCCTGGCTCTCCAGATGACAGGTTGTCCCGTTTCCGTAGTTTCTGTTCAGATCCTATGGAAAGGAATAAGCACCTCTGGGACTCATCACTTCGCTCAGCGAAGGTTGGAAAATCATCCCGATTTTCGATTTGGATGAGTATTTTTTTGTTCCGGAAAACCATTCCAGCACGGCGACCGTCTATCGAGGGGTTCCTCGATGCGGTCTCGGAGCCTGCTCCTGAGGTTGATCCCGCTTTCATGGAATTCATAGCTGATGAAATCCCGAAAATGTTCAGACTTGGTTGGGATTCCAAGTTTGAAAAGCGGGTTGAAACCAATACTCTCTCAGTCTCTGCTTGTGTAGAGTCTAAGAGAAGCCGTGGTGGTAATCGTATGTTCTGGTTGGAAAGGTGTAAAGATGACGCCAGGAAGGAGTTTTCCCGATACCTTCGTGGTGAGGAGTTCATTACTCCGCCATCTGAACTTAAAGAGATCGAAACTGGGGGTAAGGTCCGGCTTATCACCGTACCTCCATTTGACTATTCCTGTCTCTTACCTCTTCACCATGCGATGTACGATCATTTGTCCAGATTTTCCTGGCTTTTGCGTGGAGACGCGAAACCAGGACGTTTTTGTGATTTTTTGAAGAAAGAAGGAGAAGTTTTTGTTAGTGGAGATTATGAATCCGCAACAGACTCTTTGAATTCTTCCATTCAGAAGGAAATTCTCCGACTGATTCTGCAGCAGTGTCAGTCAGTTCCCAATGGACTGCGTCGTCTTGCGATGAGTTCATTATCACATCTACTAACTTACAGAGGCGATGGAGCCCGCCACCGCACTGTAATGCAAAAGAATGGACAGATGATGGGTTACCCACTTAGTTTCCCACTTCTATGTATAGTCAATTATTTGTCTTTTAAGTATGCGACTATGGATAGGAACATTCCCGTCAAGATCAACGGGGATGACATCGTTTTTCGTGCTAGTCCGAGGGTAGCAAAACGATGGATGGAACAAGTGGGTAGAGCCGGACTCAAACTTTCGGTTGGAAAGACTCTAGTAGATGGATCAGTTTTCACATTGAACTCGACACTTTTCAAAGCGTCTTGTTCAAGGGTGAGACTTGTTCCATTTATTAGAGCAAAGGCCTTATTTGGAAAGGAAGATTCCTTCTGCAGTCTTCCAGGAAGGTACCGGTCCGCCTTCCCTGGCTTCAGAGCCAGTTCTAGACTGTACCTACGTTCTGTTTTCATAAGGCAGAATATAGGTTGGTGGATAAGGTCTGGGAGATCTTTTAACCGAGGTTTGGGTATGTCAGTTTCTGAATCAGTACTCAGGTTGGCAAGGGTCTGGACAAGGGAGTGTTCCCTCTTGTCTTTGCCGGTAGAGAAACTACCGCCCTGCGAGAGATCTGTCTTCGAGCAGAGACCCTTGGGGTACGAGCTGAGGTTGTCTGATAAGAAACGTGATGATGATCCGGGGGCGGCAGACGCAATTATCGAGGCGGCGTGGCGTCTCGATAAGGACCGTCGCGATTATGAGGAATACTACAAAGGAGGGTCAAATGTACCTGTGATGAAATGGAAAAAGTTTTTCGGTCTCACAAGAGCCGAATTCCGGAAAATCATGGAGCAGCGTAACAAGGACATATTTAACTCTTACTTGCTAGGAAAAAAGAAAGTATTCCGATATTGGGCATCCAAACAATCTCCGCTGCGAAGTGGGGAGGTTGTTGATCGTGACCACAACCAATCTGACTCCGCCGATGACGAGTTAGAAAATTCAAGTGAAAAACCCGTACCCAACCTTGTCCTCAAAGGAACAGCCTGGGATTGTCGCTCGAAAAGTGATATGAAACTGCTGGGATGGGGAGCCGGCGCGAAGGTGCGAATCTTCCGTAACGGAGTTGGGATAGGTCCACCAACCTCTTTTTAATGGTCAGGGTACTCATGGAATATATCTGTTAAGCTCTAAGGGTTCGATTCCCTGTGGGCGGCAATCGTAAGACTGCCGTTGTTCTTGGTAGAGAGTAATCAGTAATACTGGTGGGGCGAAATACCCCGGATTCCCTTGATGAGCTCTACTATCCCTTCGGCTTGGGACGTAGATGGTATTTGGATACTCCTTACCCGCTTTCCATTGAGAGGTGGTGGTTGTTCGTCGCAATGACCACGTTCGCCATTTGGGGCGATTATGAAATTCCAAAGGGAG